GCATTCTTATTGTTTCCCACCAAAACATATTTCTTGAAGCACTCGCAACAATAATGAGACCGAAAACTATATTCCTTTCCACTAACCCACATTGTTGTTTCATTCAACGCATGTTGTCGTTCAGTGTGTTTGTATGTTTTTGAGCGAGCCTCCCATATGTGTACTACTGCCATTTCTGTTTCCTTGATACAGTTAGGATTTATACAGTATAGTCGCTTGGACGAAACGAACTTCTCAAAAAACTCCTGCAATCTCTCTCTAGCGACCGAAAATGAAACGTGGTCACTTGATAAAATGCTTGACATAGTTGTTTTTAGGACTAAAAATAAATGTAAAAAATAAATAAAAAAAAAATCAATTTTTTTTTAACAACACACTAGCCTCACTCACTACTAAGCATGCAAAGTTGTCGCTCACTCAACTTTTCATCGCGTTTTGTAATACTATTGTACCATGTAGAATGCACAGGCTCATAATGAAAGTACACTTCCACCGCTTGAACTCCAGGACAATAATACTCATAGTGCTGCGAAGCATGCTTGTTGTCTCCCACCAAAACATGTTTCTTGAAGCACTCGCAACAGTAATGAGACCTAATCCATTGCTTCTTTCCATTCACCCAGATGATTGACATGTTCAACGCCGCCTGCCGTTTATTGTGTTCGTATGTTACTGAGTTAGCCTTCCATATATAAAACACAGGGCCTTCTGTATCCTCTATGCAGTTAGGATTGATGCAGTATAGGCGCTTGGATGGAACGAACTTCTCAAAGAACTCCTGCAATCTCTCTCTTGCGACTGAAAATGAAACGTGGTCGCTTGAATTAATGCTTGTCAAATCGCAGATGCTGCTTGTCAAATCGCAGATGCTGCTTGTCAAATCGCAGATGCTGCTTGTCATAGTGCTCTTCGCTCTTTGATTGCTTTTTGTGGAGGCTATACATAAATGACAAAAAAAAGTAATCAATTTTTAAAAAGTATAACAATAATAAAAATAAAAATAAAAATAAAAATAAAAATAAAAATAAAAAAGTATTCCTACTTTTTTACCAAAACCCACCAAAAGACACACGCTTCATGATCTCCACGGGGCCAACATGTATTCTTGAAACTCGGTTAGCACTTGATCCTCGCCTGTTTCACGATTGTACCGCGTAGAAGGCATGGGCTCCTTATTAAAGTAGACGTCCACCTCTTGAACTCCGTCACAATAATTCCCGTAGTGCTGCGACACATTCTTGTTGTGTCCCACCAAAACATGCTTCTTAAAGCACTCGCAGCAATAATGTGATTGAACCCAATGCGGTTTTCCGTTCACCCGCATGGTTGTAACATTCAACGCCGCCTGCCGATTAGTATGCTCATACGCCAACGCGTGATCCTCCCATATATATAGCACAGCTGCTTCCGTCTCCTTCACGCAGTCAGGATTGATGCAGTAAATGCGCTTGGACGGAACGAACTTCTCAAAGAACTCCTGCAACCGCGCTTGTGCGACCGAAAATGAAACGTGGTCGCTTGACTTAATGCTTGACATAGTGCTTGCGCTTTGCTCTTTGCTCTTTGTTCTTTGCTCTGTGCTTTTTGTGGGGGCTATTAATAAATGTTGAAAAAAAAGAATTCAATTTTTAAAAAACATAACAACAATTGCTATTTAAGAATTGATTAAATGAATAAATTCTTTATAATGCTCCAAATCTAATGCTCTTGCTTTTTTTAGTGCATTTAATGCCTCTAAACGAGTTAATTTTTCATTTGTTTGAAAATATTCTTCTTGCATTTTTGACAAAAGGGTACAATACTGGTGGGTGGCGGATTGGACGTGGTTCGGTTCAGCTTTATATAATTTAACAAATGCCTCGCGCCATTTTTCAAATGTAAGTTTAGCGCGCTCTTCATATGCTGCTTGTAATGCTAATGCGCGTTCTTTAGCATTATAATTGGCAAGCAATAATTCTTCTTCGCTCTTTTCTTTATCTTCTTCTTTAATAACTTCTAATTCCTTAATGCCTTCATCTTCTTCATCTTCTTCTTCTTCCTCTTCTTCCTTAATGACTTGCATAAGTTGTATTATGCTTAATATAATACTTAATGCTGTGCTATAAATAATAATGAAGCACAATATAAAAGAAGTTATGTTAATTTTTCCATAATCAGTGTCATAAGCATTGTGGCTTTCGTAGGCACAATTTTGGACTTCCATATTTACTATTATAATTAGTTTGTTAAGAGAGAGAGAAACAATCAATTTTTTTTAAATAATTATGCAAATATACTTACATCTATATATAATTATGCTTTAGCTTTAGGAAAAATATTTTATATATATATATATATATATATATATAATGAGTGATTTACGTTCACAATTTCTACGTTCACAATTTCAATTTCGTTCGCAATTATGGGGAAAATTAATACCATTTATAGAAGTTTTAAGAGAAAATAATATTGCCAATATAGAACCCATTCATGATATGACAGATGAGGAAGTTGAAGCTAAGAGAGCTAAACTCGGAAGGCATTATCGGCCTCCGCCGCCGCAACCGGATGACGAAGTAAAGGTTTTAGTAACGCTTAATAATAAGCAGTCCAATGAGTTTGATAACGGTCATAATAAGTTATTTCTTTGGAATGACAGCAGTTTATTAGGGTATCATTACAAAGCGGACGGATCACACTCTAACTACAAACTTATATATAAAATAATAAACGATGAATTAAAATTAAACGGTTTAAAAATTATTCACATAGCACGATATCATTCGTCCCCAACTACTACAATATCGATTTTAATGAAAAAAACTGATATAGCAGGTAAACAAAAACAATCTAGAAAAAGAAGAAAATCCACAAAACAGAAGAATTATATTAAAAAGAAGAATTATATTACAAAGAAGAATTATACAAAAAAAAGGAGATAAATATAGTGTTTAATGTGTTTTCGCTTTAAAAACTTATATTAACTTCTTCGCTGTTTTGATAGTTTTCTATTACATTTGAGTTTGACCCAACAAGCACAAACTTTTTCAAGCACTCGCAACAATAATGAGAATTAAAATTATAATATTGTGCATTAACTATGATAATCGCAGCATTTAATGCATATTGCCTTGAATGTAAGTAGCGACTATAATAATAGTTATGAATAAATGTAAACACATCATAAGTATCATCATAACAATCAACATTTATACATAATTCGCGAAAACTAAATTGTCCCAGCTTAACAACTAACATTTGCTTAGCAATAGCAAACACACTAATAGCTTTATATAACCCCTTACATGTTGTTTTAAGTTTTGCGAGAAATTGATAATCTTTAAAAAGGTGATCGCATATAATCAGTCCAACATCATCAGGTAATTCATTAACATTTAAATAATCACATGGTGTGCAGATCATTCGTATATATATACTTGTGAATACTTGTGAATACTTGTGAATACTTGTGAATACTTGTGAATACTTGTGAATACTTGTGAATACTTGTGTATAATAGAAAAAACAAGTATATATATACAATCAATTTTTTTAGTATACTATTTTTGGTTGTTTAAATAATCGACAGCTTTAAGGAGTATTTTTTCTTCATCATTTATTTTTTGAAATATGATATTTTCGTTTAAATATAGCGTAATAAAACTGTGATTATAGCCTTTTAAAATTAGCGCTATTCCCTTGTCATGTATTTTAATGTCGCATAAAATCGATCCATTGGTTATTTTAATGTGCTCTATTTTTTTTAAATTTACCCATCGTATATTTCGCCCATATTTTAGATCCTTTATGTTGTCAACATACATATAACCGTTTAATTTTTTATGAAAACTTTTCAAATCGTCACGCTTTAATCCAAGCTCTTGCAAAATTTCGTTTTTCTTGCGCTTAATTTCTTGAATATTTGTATTAATAATATTTAAATTAGCATCATTTTCTAATGCTTGTTGAAGGAGTTCTATATCCATAGCTTATTAAATAAAACATATATTTTACGCTTTAATATGTTTTAATATATGTTATTTAGCTAGTATTATTTATTATTATTTATTTTTAGAAACACACTTAAATAATGAATTACGTGTTTTATGTTTTGGACATTTAGCATTACAACGTTTTGTAATATGATTATAATCTTTATTTTTGCTTATACAAAGTTGTTTTTTAGAAACTGAAGAACTATTGCCTATTAAACTAGTGTGATGCTTTTTTCTTGTTATGCTAGTGCTAGAGCTATTTTTCTTTGCTAAATCCTTTGCTAAATCCTTTGCTAAATCCTTTGCTAAATTCATTTTAACGCATCTAAAGCTCTTATTTCTAATAAACCCGGTTTTGCAGTCAACAACGCATCTATTTGTAGAAGGATTTAATATTGGCTTAGCTGGAGGGCAAATTTTGGCTAAGTCGGCTTTAAATTCTTTTTTCTTTATTTTATCAATAACATCAATTACTTCAGGAGAAGGCAGTTGAACTTTCTTTAAATAACAATCATGTTTTTTTAGTAAGGCAACATATTTTTCTTTAAGTTGCGCTATATTAATATTTCTCTTGCTAACATCATATTTAATATAATCAAGCAATAATATACTAAACTCCTCAAAAAACGACCCTGGAATAGTATGCTTTTTTTGTCCATTATTTTTATTATGTAAAATAGATGTCATATTTAATAATGCTAAACACAAGCAATATATGTCAAAAGATTTTTGTAAATAGTTAATAAACTCGTCATGTGTTTTAAAGTACTCTTTTACCTTGGTGCATTTTATTTTCATAGAATTAAACGAATATTTGTTTGAACAACTATTTTCAGGAGAATAATAAGTATGACTTATACCTAATCTTTCATTATTTTCTCTACATCTTTTAGCAAATCTTTTGAAGTTCGTCATTAGTCCAAAGTCAATATATTTTGCTCTGCCGTTATTTACATTATACACCATATTGGCTAATTTAATATCTCTATGCATAATTTCGTTAGACTGAAAAAAGAGTAATCCGTCAAACAATTTTATTAATGAGGTCAAAAATACTTTCTTTTCATCTAAGCTTTGTAGTGTAAATACTTTAGTTATAACGTCATATATGCTTAAGCCTCCGTCTTCTAATAATAACATTCGTAAATCATCCTTACTATTCTTAAATGCTGTTTTAACTTTTAGCGTTTTACATTTACTAACGCTAGCATTGAAATTTTTGTCTAATAAAGGCTTGCATAATAATGGACCAGTAATAGCATATTTATCTAAACCTTGTATGTTATTTATTGCGCTATATTCTGCTTCTTCATTAATAGCATGCTGTCTAGTCATTATTTTGGATATTTTATTAACATAATCTTGCTTATCAAGATTACTAGTTTCATTGCATAAAATTGGCGGTTTTAATACACAACCATATGTACCTTCACCAACAACTTTGGATGTCATATATTATATAACAAACTATTAATATTTTTCATAATTATAAAAAAATATTTATAGTTAGTTATATATAATATTGTATATGGAACTAACATTCAAAAACAATAATATATATTATTATCATTATAAAATAGGTCGCGGTGAATTAAGTTGGGTTTTAGTTCCTAGCGTTTTAGTGCTAATATATTATTTTAAATCTTATATTAAATATGTGAGTTTAATTTTCTTATTAATTGGAATAGTTGGATCTATTGACAGCTATAATAAGAGTAAAAGAGAACAATTGCTAGGTATTCTATTTGCTGGACTAATTATGCATGCTCCTGGTTTTTATCCACTATTAAACGTAAAAAAATACTTTGCATATAATAATATTATATATGTATTTGGCCTAATAGCATTAGCAATAACATATTTATTGCCTTATTGGCCTTATACGTTATCAAGAAATGTTGTTGCACTAATAATTAGTTTGTTATATTTAACTTATACATTATATCATATTATTTTATAGCAAAAATTATATAAATAATATATTATAAATTATATATTATATATTATATATTATATATTATATATTATATAAATAATATAATATATATTATATATATTATGTTTTTTGAATTTAAGCATTTAAAAGCCATGAATATGGGCTATTTTGAACATATGTTTATATCTTTAAATTATGTTGTTATATTATTAATATCTAGCGTAAAAGCGCTAATTCATGCTTTTATACCGGACTTATTTGAAACATCTACAAGTGAATGTATTGGTGAAATAAATAATGAGCTAACAAAACATAATAGAAAAAATTGAATAAGTTAAAGCATTTTTTAAACAAAGTATTCAAAAATGATCAAAGATGACGCACTGATTAAGAAATTTAAAAAAGACGTTGAGCTAATTGTTATGAATGAACATAACATAACAAAATATTTGGATTTGTACAATTATTCTATAAAGACTTATGGAACTATGGATGAATATATAGTGGATAACTATAATTATGAATTATTTGGAAAAAACGAAAAATGGGCAGATCTTGAAGCTATTGGATACAAAGAAATCCAATATTTTCTACCAAATATAATACTTATTTCATATAACTATAATAATTATTACGAAGTGCTAAATTGGATAAGAAAAGAAGAATATTATAAATTAATAAGTTTTTATGCGCTGGCTATATCATATAAAATTATAGCAAATAATATACATGCTATTAAAATGACATGGTTTAATAATGATAAAACATGTAATACATAATGTTGTTATGTCTAAAAAAAATTGATATGCATATATACACATTATTTTTATAGCCTAGAAAAATGTCAAGCGCCAACATTGTCATGGTTTTTGATGCGTTTAGCGTTGAGCGCGATGAATGCGTTGAGCGCGTTGATAATCCGATCAGCGATCTTGTGACCATGCCTGTTATCAGTGTTTTTGAAGTTCCACGTGTATTCAATGTTCCTCCGCCTCTTGTTCGCCAAAAAGGTCAGGTGTTTATTAAACGTGATGCATGCCCTGATTTATCAACGTTAATCAATTCAAATGTTATTACTACATATTAATAACATTTGAAGTGTTGTGTTGTGTTGTGTTGTGTTTTTTTTTCATTACAATATATTATAATATAGTATACTATATATTAATATGATTAAAAAAACATTTAAGATTAGGAATAATAATAGATATAATAATAGATATAATAATAGATATAATAATAGATATAATAATAGAACACAAAAACTTAATTATAAAAGTAAAAGTAAAAGTAAAAGCAAAGGCAAAGGCAAAGGCAAAGGTAAAGGTAAAGGTAAAAGTAAAAGCAAAACTGAAACTATTAGTAACTTATCTGGCTATGAGATTAAACAATTATTAGTTAGTTTATCGGATAATCCAGTTGAGCGTGAGAAATTAGTTTACAGCATTAGAGCTAACGCTATTGTGCGTGAAAAGTTATTTACACATTTAACTAAAAATATACATACCTTTAAACAATATACATTGGATAAGCTACAAACACCTATTTCACAATTACAAGAGTTAGCAGTGCCTGATGCGTGGAAATTTCAATCTTATATAAATTTAAATCTTGAGCGTGGACTAAGCAAAGTCCCATTAGATCAGTTTAGTGCTCAAGGATCTACATCAAGATCACGAAAAGCAAAGTGACGTAGTTAAAAAAGCATAAAAAAAATTGATTTCTTTTGAATTTAATGTTTAATGTTTATAGAATTATAAGTTTAATATGGCAACATCTGCGCTTGTGTTAATGAGCTTGTTATCCAATAATAATGTTATGAGAAACATGTATGATATGGATTATTTAAAGAAGCAACAGCAAAACCGGCTTAATAAGAAGGAGCAACATGCAATTAGTGCATGTCAAGTAAGGCAATATAAAGCGTCGCTATTTAGCGGCAAGACACATAAGATGCATAATTCTTTAAATGGTGCATATTATTTTAATTATAATATTAAGAAGGAGTATAAGCGTTAAGCCTTAGTTAATATATATAAAAAAGAATATAGAGCTAAAAATATAATTTATAGTTATTAGGTTTTTTTTCGATTTCGGCACTAACTTTAAAAACAAATTGCTATATTATTTTTATAAATTGCTATATTATTTTTATAAATTTATATAATATATAATATATAATTATAAAAATAATGAGCGTAACTATTGACAGTGATGTTTATAATATAAAGCTACAAAATTTTGAAAAGCAAAATTTTATGAATAACGAAATTGCCAATAGATTTGTTCCATCTGGCGGAATAACCATGAATTTCTCATTTAGACCCGTAAATACTAAATATACATTTATGCCAACTGTTGCACCTATAGCACCTTCAACAGAACCTATACAAAATTATGGAAATTACGATGCTAGCTCTAGTTTTTTCCCTGCAACTAGAAAATTGCATTTTTGCGGATTTGCTTCTAATGTAGATCGCGAATCAACTTTGAGAAACCAATTCTTTGCTCTACAAAAAGCTGATCAAAGAGCTTATGTTCCATCTAGCACTAGCGATTTATATGAAAACAAAATAAATTTTATTACAAATAATGAAAATTTAGACGGCCATTTATTATTTAGAGAGCAACAGTTTCAAGACTTTAATCCCAATAATTTTCCTACAATTGGAAACGAATTATTTTACAATGCGACACGAGTTCAATTAAAAAATATATAATAGGTTTATAGTAATATGCTTAATAATAACACCAAATTAAAGGAAAAAAATAAAGAAAAAAATAAGAAAAAATCAAAACATATGAATGTAGTAAGTATAGATTTGGTTGAACAAATTACTGAAAACGAGCATTTAGAAAAAGAAAAAGAAAGCTTAGAAAAAGAAAGCTTAGAAAAAGAGAGCTTAGAAAAAGAAAAAGAAAAGGAGAGCTTAATATTAGAAAAAGAGAGATTAGCAAAGGAAAAATCCGACATGCAAATAAACAATATTGACTTACGCTATTTTGCAAATCAAAATCATAACCCGTGTTTAAAAACAAATAAATTAGATCAATTACTAAACAATAATTACTTATTAAAAGATATTTATGCTAATATAGAAGAAAACATAGCCACTTATAAAGATCAAATACTCAAATATAATAATAGCACTTTAGAAAAACTCATAGAAAATAATGATGACACTAAAATAATAAACGGAGAGAAATATAAGCTGTTTTATTTATTATATATATTAAACCTAATAAGCCATTTAAAGGATAAAAAAATTAAAAACTCTATTAAAGAAGAGCTTAAAGACTTCAATAATAACAACAATTATTGTGACGACGCCTCTTTAAGTTCTTTTAATATATATAATGCAACACTGGATAATATGTGCACAAAAAAACAAATAACAAATTTAGATTTGTTTGTTGTTAGAAAAAGCTCAAATGCTAAAAGAAAAATACTTCCACAAAAACGCAGTTAAAAATATTATTTTATATTACTATATTAAATATAAAATAATAAACACTATGTATAATACATTTAAGAAAGCAAGCCGTAAATCAAAAAAAAATACGCGTAAATTTAGCAAACTTAAATGCTCGCCATATCAAAGTAAATATGTAGATGGTGATTTAAAGCAATATACATGCTATAGTCGCAATAATTTGCAATTATTTAAAAACGTTTGGAATGCCAATAATAGTAATGACAAAATATTGACAAATAATAGTAAAGAAATATGGAGCTTTTTCAAACAAAAGTTGAATAAACAATGTTATGACGAATTATGTTGGTTAAAAAAAACATCGTTAAGCAAGGTCAACAATAGCGAGTTATTAGTAAAAGAAATCTTTAAGCCATTTTCACCCGAAAGTTGGTCGTCTAAGCCCAATACTTGGCTTTCGAGTGTTGATATAACTAAAATAATGAAACAATATGAAAAATCTCATAAATTTTTCAAGTTTATAGGGCCGTCTCCTATTGATTTCGATTCCAAAGAAATGTTTTCAACATGCGTATGGGAGCAATTATGTAATTTTAACTTGGAAACACATATTAAAAACAATATTAGCAAAATTGGAGTAATATTTAATACCGATCCTCATAATAAATCCGGAAAACACTGGATCTCCTTATTTATTGATTTAACAAAAAAATTCATTTTCTATTTTGATAGTAATGGAACAAGAATGCCAAAACAAGTAAAAGTTTTAATAAAAAGAATAGTAAATCAAGCGCATAGTTTAAATATTCAATTGACAGTAGACGACAATGAGGGTTTTACACATCAATATAGTGACGGCCAATGCGGTATGTATTCATTATATTTTATAATAGAATTATTGCAAGAAAATAAAACATACAATTATTTTAAAACTACTCGCATAAAAGATAGCACAATGAAAAAATATAGAAAAAAATATTACAATGAAGCAAACATGAAAGTAAGTTCAATTTTTGATTAAATCATGATTAAATCATGTTTAATGCTTATGGTATTGGTCTTGCTCTTGTTCTTCTGCCATTAAATGCGGACTAACACTAGAAATTTTATATGTTTTTGCCTTATTTGCCTTATCCAAATCTAATTTAGTTAATATATATTCACCACAAGGCCCACAGTTGTCTTCGTTTGCCAAATCTATTTTCTTGTTTAACTTAATAGCACACCGCTCTTGGCTCCACCGTCCAAGCGGCCCTACTTCGTTTAAAAATAACATATTAAATAGTGTCTTGCTATATAGAAACTTGCTTGCTTTTGTAAAAGGCATTATGGTTATGGTTTTAATATGTTATATTATAATATTAATAAAATATTATAGTCAATTTTTTTATAAAAAATACATAAAATTACTTTAAAAATTGATATATTTTATAAATGTAAATTTATAAAATATAAAAAATACAATGCCTTTTGGTAGATCAAAAAATATAAACGGAGTTTTTAGACATGTATGTTTAAATCCTGATTGTAGTAGAAGAGTAGGAAATCAATATAAAAAATCTGATATAAAAGACAGAAATTATTGTTCACAACATCAACCTATAGATATTAATCATCATATTATTAATAATATAGAGTTTCCAAAAAAATTCTTTAGTAACCCAGATAACATTAAGAGAATGATTGAAATAATTTTTGAAAAAGAAAATATTAAAACAAATCAAGAGATATACGATTGTAATAGATCTATTTTTGTAAAATATATCTCTAGTATTTATCAGCATGTCGACAACGTTGCTCAGGGAATAATTACTCTATTTCCAGACAAAAATTTAAAATGGTATTATTTTAACCCAATTCCTAGCGGAATTTTAGATATTGAAGCTAATAGACGAGAATTATTTGAAGCATTTCTATCAGATAATAATATTGATATTAATTCAGATAATATTTATAATATAGAACTTAAATTATTGGAGTGTCATAAAGCATGTACATTAATTAATTACTATAAACATTCTGTTTATGATATTATTAAAAATTTATATCCAAATAGAGAATTAATCCCTTGGTATTTTAAAGGATTAAATAATTATTTTATAAATCAAGATAGTACCTTTAATATAGACAATATAAAAAAATGGTTCATGTATGAAATTTATACCAAATATAATTTTTCGGAAGAATTAAGTGAATATGATAAAATTCATAATATTTTATTAACTATTAATGGTGACTTATTATTAAAAACAAGAGGTGGTTCATTTATATTAAATCATTTGTCGGGGTCTTTATATAAATTTATAGATAAAATATATCCAGAATATGATATAAAACCTTGGGATTTAACTAGATTACCATTAAATTATTTTAATAATAAAGAAGATAATGACGAAAAATATAATAAACAAAATTTACAAGAATTTATAGAATATATAGCACACGAAGAATGTTTAATAATACCAGATGATTATAAAAAATTAACAATAACAATAATTAGTAAATATTCTAGCAGATGTGCTGAAATAGCTAGAGATTTACAGAATAATTCAATTGGAAATAGTGTTGTTTGTTTATTAAAATATATATACCCTGAATTCAATTTAATAAATGATAATAGTATTACATTAAAGGGAACTATTAGATATATAGTTCCTCTTGAATTTTATAATCCAAAAAATGAAGAAGGAAAAAAAAATATTAAATTATTACTAGATAATCATTTAATAAATCTACAATATATTACATTGGAAAGTCATTATAAATTACGCTATGATGATTTTAGAGGTTATAGATTGGCAAATATTATTAAAAAGTATTATAAAGGTATTTATATTAATTTAATAATTGATATTTATCCGGAAAATAAATATGATATTATTAAATTTAAATGTAATAAATTTAATCAAATATTATATGCATGTATAAATAATTTATGTATTGAATATAATTTTAATAATAAAAATATAGAATATGAAAAATCATATCAAGATTTATATGATATTAATTTATTAAAATTTGATGCTTGCCTAAATATTACAATTAATAATAAAGATTATTGCATTAATTTTGAAAAGGATGGATTACAACATTTTGAAGCGGTTGATTTATTTGGTGGAGAAGAAAAATTTGTAATTCAAAGAAACCATGATGTGAAAAAAAATAATTATATTAATTCAAATGATAATTTATATTTAATACGAATATCATATAAAGAATGTAGAAATAATTATCTATTTAATAAAGTATTAAATGAATTATTTGAGGATTTATATACAAATATAAAATCAAATAAAAACATAACAAAAAAAATATATGTATCAAATCTTGAATTATACGAGTATTTATTATAACTTTTATAAATAACTTATATATTCATTATTTTTACACATATATAAATTTTGAATAATATTATCTTTTTTAATTTTTTTAATATTATTCACTAGTTCTTCCTTCCAATTATATTTTTCACGTAATACATCAGTTTGAATTATTCTTATTACACAAAATCCATTTTCATTAGCACATTTCATTTTATATTTATCAGTTTTGTGATTTTCTTCTGGAGATTTCCAATTCATTACCTGTTTAAAATGTTGTATTCCATCCAATTCAATAATTATATTTAATTCAGGAATGCAGTTATCAAATGGTAAATATTTTTTGCTTTTACACCACTTTTGTTTAAATTCTTTAATTACATTTGGATATAATGATTTTAAATAATCATGTAATATTTTTTCGGTTATTCTACCATCACATAAAGGGCAACCCTTATTTTGTTTTATATGATTATCAAGTAGTTGTTCAAAGACATTATTACATTTGTTACATTTTATTTGTATAGGTGTTTTAGTATTAATATAACTAACTAATGAATAGTCAAATTTATCACCATGTGTTTCCTTACCTCTTATAGTAATTTCCTCTTTAGTTAATTTTTGATTTTCGTGATTAATCATATGAGCACATTTATCACAACCATAACCCTGTAAATGTGAATTAGGTAGTTGTTCAAAAATGCAATCACATATGTTACATTTTAAAGTTATTTTGGTTTGCGAATTAATATAATTCACTTGTGAATAATCAAATTTATCACCATGTTTTTCTTTTGCTTTTTGAATAAATTCTTCTTTTGTAAATGTTTGTTTTGTTGCTCTATTAATCATTCCACAATCATTACACCCACTCCCTGATATATGAGCTGATGGAGCTTGTTCAAATTGCCCATGAACTTTACATATAATAATAATTTTTTTATGACATGATTTATATTCTACCATAGAATAATCATATATAGGTAATTCATTTTCATCTTTATGTATATTTTCTGCTTCTAAAATAAATTGCTCGTTTGTTTTTCTACATTTATCACCATTTAGTTTATTAGCACATTTTTTACAACCACTTCCTTGCAAGTGGCCATTAGCTAATTGTTCAAATACTATTTTACATATGTTACATTTTAAAGTTATTTTGGTTTGCGAATTAATATAATTCACTTGTGAATAATCAAATTTATTACCATGTTTTTCTTTTGCTTTTTGAATAAATTCTTCTTTTGTAAATGTCATATCTTTTTTATATTTATTTATTGCACAAACTTTACAACCACCATCGCCTAATAAATGAGTATTACGTATTTGTTGAAATTCATTATTACATGTATTACAAATAATTATAACAGGGGTTTTTGAATTTATATAAATAACCTTAGAATAGTCATATTTAGTACCATGAGTTTCTTTTGCCTTTTTAATAAAATCATTAAATCTGGATTCTAAAGTATATTCATTTTTCTGTATTAAATAACATTTTCTACATCCTGCTTTTAAATTTATATGGTTATATGGTATTTGTTCAAAAATATTATTACATTTAATGCATTTTATTTTTATTTTTGTATCACAATTTTTGTAAATAACAAAAGAATAATCAAATTTATTACCATGAATTACTTTTGCTTTTTGAATAAATAGTGATAGTGGTGTATCCATATTATTATACTATAATTAGCAATAGTATATAATTTTTTCAATTTTTAAATAATTATAATAATTATATTATGATTATTTAAAATTATTTATATGTTACATGTGTCATATTCCATAATTTTTCTAGGCTCCATATAGGTGTGCGTTTATTAAGTGCCCATAGCGAAATGCGATTTACATAATGACGACAATCGTTAATACCTAATATATATTTTTTTTGTAGAGTTTTTTCAAATTGTTCCACTTCTTCCAACGTTTTAGTGGTTTCACCCCAATATATGGTTTTATTTGGAACATTTTCGGGTATATAAAATCTATATAGCTTATCAACAAACGTGAACTGTTTATTTGAAACAGCTACATTTATAGTATTATCATTATTTGCATTATCATTATAACTTAGCGTTTTAAATTCGCACTTATTTGGTTCGCAAAAGGGGCGATAATCGTATCTTAATACACTATTGTTATTTTTAAAACTAATTCCAATATGATATAAATTAAAGTCACTATTAAATCGTTCCAAATGTAAATTTACTTGAGTTTTAGGACTAATTGGTGGGATAGAAAAAGGCGATCCTTTATATATTCCTAAAAATATAAGTAGCAATTTTAGCATATTATAATAATGTATATTTTATTATTATATTTATAAATTATATTTTTATATAAATTATATTTTTATATAAATTATATTTTTATATAAATTATATTTTTATATAAATTATAAATTATAAATTATAAATTATAAATTAAAGTATTAATTATGTAGTATATAATATATTATGGCAAAATTAAATAGCAACGCAAAATTTATTAGCAAAACAACTTTAACTAGCAATGCAAAATTAGATAGCATGGCCAATTTTATAACAAGTAAGGAAAATAAAGAGGTTTTATGGAATGTGTTATATAACAATAAATTGTTTAATAATATACCCGAAACAAATTTTAATAATATTCAAATATTATTTGAAAAAACAATATTAAGAAGTTTAGATGAAAATAGAGAGATTTTGACTAATACTATTAGTGACACAAAAAATATTATTGACTTGAACAAAATTATATTACAAAATATGGTAACAACTATAGCTAATTATAAAAAATCATTATTAACTCCTATTGAAATCAAAGAAACTTTAAAAGCCGAAAAGCTAGAAGAATTTGATAAAGAACTTAATGCTAAAAAAGTGAGTTTTAATGAGCTTATAACATTGAAAAAACCCGAAGTAATAGATTTTAGCGATGTTAAAGAAGACGACCCCTTATCTAGTAATAACATGAATGAATTATTAGAAAAAATACAAAAAGAGCGATCTATTACTTTTCCTACTATTCCTCTTCCTCCTCCAAATATTGAAGTAGTTGATTTAAATGAAGGTTTGCTTATAGAGGAAGAAAAAGAAGAACAAATCTCTCAATTTAATGCTGCCAATTCTTTAAAAAAAACACAAAATGGAGAATATATGCATGATATACATAATAAAATAGATAAGTTGTCTAGTCAATTAGAGCAACTATTAACTAATCAAAATCTAATAATGGAGAAATTGAATATATTGAAGAGAGAATAAATAGTTTATTTCCTCTTTTCGTGATTTTAAACGCATGTTTGTTTCTCGTTTTTATGACAACTATGACACTTGAAGGTAAATTTTGTATGTTTATGTTCCTCTAAAAATGCTATTATAATTTCTTTCATAATAATAGGTTTTGTTGTATCACTCCAAACCTTTTCTAAAGCCCTTTTTATTAATAATGGTCTCTCTTCGCCTATTCCATGACATCTTTCTCTTGATACACCATTACATCCAGCACAAGGAAATCGCCTAATATATGTGTTAGTAAATGTATTTCTTACTAAATTTGTAAATACATTTGAAGCAAAATCCTTTATAAAATCTTCGTGTGAAGTGTTAATTAATATAGAATTCCATTTATTACTTTTTATAACATCATTTATTCGTTTATCAATATAAACGCTATGGACATTTAGATCACACATTATAAATTATAATATATGGCATTATAATTTATAAGGTAATCAATTTTATTGTTGGTTTTAAATATTTTATTAAAACAACTTAAAAAATGGGCGTTAAACTATTAAGGGCAATTAAACCTTCTCCAACCTAAATGTGCCATTATCTTGCTTGACCAACCTGCCAACAAGCAATAATTCGTCTTTCGCAAAACTATCATAATCATACAGCTCTTGCGTTTCCTTATTATACGCATATTTAATTTTATTTATTATTAATTCGTTCAATTTTAATACTTGTTTTTTCTTGTTTAATTTCATGCCCTCATCTTTATCTTGAGCCTCTATATTTGGAGTATATATATATTTGCTTTCGCTTGGATTACCTATTACAAAACATTTGACATCTTTTTCGGTACTTGACGCACGCGTATGAATGCTGCAATCTATTGCCGACTCCTTTACACTTTGCAACAACGAAGCATTAATTTCCTCTTTTATACTCGAAATTTCGTATAAATATTCGTCGCTTGTAATCACTTTTTTCTTATCCTTTTTCGATATATCTTTTAGCCTCAATTCAATAGATAAGTCGCTAGACAATTGTTGCTCGCTAAAAACCATTAAATATAAAAACACATTTACAGTTTGCAGCTCTTTTGGCAAGTCGCTATGACTGCAAATACGCCGCGCTCGCCCAATAACTTGGTGAATACGAACAGGATGCCAATAAGGCTCGGTAATATGGACATAACGCACATTCTTCAAACTAATACCTTCCGCACCCGACGACGTAATCATTAGCACCTTTATTATTTGCCCCATGTAATTATTATCTGACAGCGTTTGCAATACTTTTACTAACGACGACGGAACAAGTTTCCAATTGCTATTTAACACATTTTTAATAATTTCACGCTCTTCAGGAGTTTCCGACCCGGTATAAGAAGCAAACATGGGCTTATTCATATCTTCGCTGGCTACATTTAAAATGTATTCGCCGGTCTCATTTTTTTTAATCTTAAACTCGGCAAAATTATTTTCTCTCAAAACCAATTTTAAAATACCAATGCCTTCTAATGTTTTGAATTGTGAATATAATAAATGAATGCCTTTGTGGTCGTTATCAATAATATTTTCCAAAATATGTAAAAATTTGGGACTATATATTTGTAATCCTTCTTTAGATAAATATTTGCTTCCATATTTTTCAAGCTCTTTTAGCGCTTCCGCAATACGCTTACCATAACTTAGGTCGCCCGTTTTCGGATTTTCTGCATTCTTTTCTGCATTCTTTTCTGCGTCCTTTTCCAAATCCTTAATATCATCGGCGTCATATTTACCATCAATATTGTCCAATTTTTCAGAAATACTTAGGTTATCAATAACATCTTCAGAGAGATTTTTACCTATTGCGTCGTCGTCATCTAACGACCCAATAACACCTAATGCCGCCTCTAATGTTTCATCATTATTTGGCATTGGCCGCCTTATTTCGGGTTTTGGAAATACAAAATTGCAAAATGCGCGCGAGAAAATGCGATATGTTGACACACTATCACTATAAAGGTCGTCACCTTGCGCACCGGTCTTCGTTTTCTTAGACTTCTTCTTTTTATTGGAATCCTCTAATTTGCGCTCTTGAACGCGGGCTTCTTCATAAATGTTAAACTGAAAGTCGCTCATGGGAATTTTAATTATTTTAAAGTCGTTGCTGTTTGAATGCATATATTTAGGCATCAATTGCTCTTGTGCGCTCCTAAAATAAGACGTTAATCCAATTATACGCATTTTAAACATAGACGGATTATTGATCGAATTGTTTGGGCTAATAAATAAGGCCTTAAAATCGTCAAAATTATCGGGAAGAGCCTTGTACCCGTTTACATTTATTTTGTTGCCCGCAATTTTGAGAGATTGCGCCTCTAATGCAGCCTTTATTTTTTGTAAAAATTCTTCGCTTGTTAATACATCACTCGTATAAGCCAACTTGTTTTTATTTGTTTCGGATTTAACGTAGCCAAAAGGGTTTTGTGTGATGGTGACCTCATAACTTACTGAATTGTATTCTATAAGGTCAACATAATTTAATATATTTGCTGCCTTAAAGATGCCCTCTATTTTTTCCTTTGTCATGGTCTTTTTATCTAATATTAACTTGCAATTATAACTTCTAATTGTGCCACGTAAAATGTTGAATAATATTGCTATTTCATTTGGATAATTGATTATTGGTGTACCGGTCAATAATATAATTTTGCAATTTTCCGCGTCCATTAAATAATTGTATAATCGCATTGATAGCGACGTTTTGCGGGTCAATTTGTTTACTATTCGGCTAATAAAATTATGAGCCTCATCAATAATTATTACTTTATTGGAAAAAGGGTTGATTGTGCCGTCATGCGTCATTCCGTTTAAATGAGAGCTTCGCAATCCGTTATAACTTATAAATTGGTATTTGTAATTTATCATTTTATCCAATTGAGAATTTATTTTCTTTTGATCCTCAAAATCAAGGCTGTCATAATTAGGCTCCTTTTTAACGTTAATAAACCATGCTCCTCCGTTATTAATTATATATTCACGAGACAACTTTAATAAAGTGCTTAAATATTCAATATATTGTGGATTTTCTTTAGTATCTATAAACTCCCAAAATTGATTTTTCTTATACATGTAGTCGCCGCATTTTTTCAATTCTTCAACATAATTGTCCTTCAGCGACGCAGGTGTCAATATTAATACTTTTTTATCGTTTTTAATTCCCTCGGCAATTGCTATAGAAGAGCAAGTCTTACCTGACCCAAGACCATGATATAATAGGAGACCTCTATATGGCGTATAAATATTTAAATAATCTCGCACAATCTTTTGATGAATTAAGAGAGAAAAATTGGCGCTATTATTATTTTCGCAACTAATAGATGCTTTACCTGATAACATGTCTTGCTCTTCTTTTAATAATTGTTGCTTATACGGCTCAAAGAGAGAATTAATAAAACTAATAAAAATCTCTCTATTATATAAATAATAACTAGACGCTTTTATTAACACATTAGGCTCTAATTTTGGTATTCTAGAACTATAAAGTGTTTTACCTATTCGAAGATCTTTTGGAATAATTAAGGTTTCGTCAATTGTTTCAGGATGCAACTTTTTGGTTTTTTCTGACTTGTCATGCTTTTCTGACTTGTCTAGTTTTTCTGTATTTTGATCCGGCTTAGGTGTTAATCTCTCTTGTGATGGTAAATTTATTTTAGATTTTTTTAATGCTTCTGTTGACGGATCTTTAATAATTATTTTTTGTTTTGTCTTAACAATATGCGTTAAAGTATTTTCTGCATTATAAACCTGTGGTTTATTAGTTAGCTGTGATTTTTGAGATGCTTCTTCTTTTATAGTTGTGCTTGGTTTTTTTGTTTTGTAATAATCTTTTTGAACAACTCCTAAATTTTCTTGAAGATCACTAAAAAATTGCTCTCTATTTATTAA